CGAGCGACGATCCATTTGGCGACCCAAACACCTGCGCCGACTACGGGCGTCACAATGCCGAGCACCATTTCCCACGACAGTGTGACCGTCTGACCTTCCATGCTACGAGGCCTCCTCGGCAGCTTCTTCGCGCGTCTCTTGCGCGGCGGTTTCGCCCTCGGCCTCGGCTTCGAGTTCGACTTGCTGCCCACGCGTTGCGCGAACTTGCGCCAGCTGGGCTAGCTGTTCCGGCGTCGGCGCTCCCGGCATCTCGCTCTCGTTCGACTCCTCGAGCTCCTCTTCCACGTCAAAGTCCTCGCCGAACTTGCCGCGCCGCTTGGCCTCAATGAGCAGCCGCTTCTGCGAGATGTCGCCGCTCGCGCGCATTTGAAGCAGGTGCATCATGTCCGAGTCGCTGCGGGCCTCCAGCTCGAACTTGTCCCAGATGGCGACGCGGAACTCTTCCGGCAGTTCTTGACCGATCCACTGCGCGGCCATGTAGTAGGCCTCGTACAGGCCGTCGTTCAACGCAGAGATCCACGCCTTGATCGAGCTGTGCGTGCGAGCTTCGCCAGCGCCGATCTCCGTCGCGGTCTTGGCGCTGGCCTCGACGAGCGGCTGCATCCCGAGTACCTGCATTCGTTCTTCGATCTTTGCCAGATCGTCGGCGCCAGATTCGATGCTCTTCCCGCCAACCTCGACCCACTGCAAGTCGGCCTCGGACGGCGTGCGCGAGGTCTGCCGCGCCCGCGAGGTCGAGATCACGACGGCACCGTTGCGAGGCTTGCCATCCGGCCCCGGCGCAGTCACCGCACCGCGCTCGTACAGGATCGGCACGCGCGCGATGTGCAGCACGTTCCGCTGCTCGCTGCTGCTCTGCCAGTGCTCGAGATTGAGCCACGCCAAATCCTCAAGCGGCGGGTCGGCAGTCATGAAGCCCGTCTGCTTGAAGTAGACGGTGTAGAGCGGAATCTTCCCGAACGTGTGCGGCTTGACCTCGACGAGCGCGAACTGCTCCGGCTCGGTTTCCTTCCACACCTGCACGTCCGTCGGCGACCACACGTGGATGTAGGCGACCTCGCGCTGGCCGAACTCGCCGTCGCTCTCTGTGCGCGAGGTGCGGATGCGGACCTGAGTGAGGATCGGCTTGCTGTTGCGAGGGTCTACCTCGTACTGCCATCCGATCAGCTGGTCGGCACGCACGTGCACGAAGTACGGGTGCAGCGCCATGAAGCGCTCGTCGGCAAGCGTCTGCGCTCCAGAGGTGGCCGCGAAGTCCACCATCACGTGCGTGAGTCCGTGCACAAGCGCGTCCTCGAACATCGCCGAGGCAAACTGCGTCACCGAGCATCGAGCGTTGTCGGCATCGTCCTCAATGAGCCGCAGCATCTCGTCGAGTTCCTCGACCGCCGCGAGGTCAACGGCACGCGAGAACGGCTTGCTCTTGAGCTTGGTGATCGTGTCGTTCAGCGCACCGTAGAGGAAGCTGCGCTGCACGCGAGCGCGATACGACAGCTCGCTCTCGGCCTCCTCGCGCGGAAGCCATTCCTGCGAGCGCTTACGCATTTGCGCCGTGCCGCCTCGCAGGTCGTGGATCAGCTTCCAACGATCCGCCATCGCGGTGTACGCGGGCGACGGGATGGCGACGGGATTCGCGCTCACTTCGGCATCTCCTTCGCGCGTTCAATGCCGCGCTCGAGCCCGTCGGCCCAGTCGCCTACCAGTTCAAGGATGCGCGGGTGCTCGTCAGCGCCCGCCTTCTCGCGGATCAGCGCGGCAAGCTCCAGCAGGCCGATGCGCAGGAGTCCGTGATAGGCCGGATCCTCGGCGATCAGCTCGACCATCGGAGCACTGGCAACGCCTTCAGCGAGCAGCCGCATCGTCGCGCTCAAGCCGAGGATCACGTCCTCGCTCTTGGCCTCGCTGCGCATAGCGACGATTGCCAGCTCCTCGGCGAGCGCGGAGGTGCGCACCTTGAAGCTCAGGAAGGCTTCGGGCGACATCTTGTCCAGCTCGGTCACGCTCTTGGGCGCACCCAAGCAACCGACGAGCGGCAGGACAAGGGCGAACGGGGCAAACGTGACGAGGCGCTGGTGCATCAGATGATCTCCGAGTCCGTCACCGAGACTAAGCGCAAAGGGTGCTCGTACTCAACCATGTAGCCGAGCGCGTCGGTCATGTGCGTCCGGCGACGGTCGCGGTTCTTGTCGATCTCGCCGCTGCCGCCCTCAAGCAGCATCACGCCGTCGAGGTCGTCGAGCAGGTTTGGGCAGCTGGGCGACACAAGGAGGTGCACTTTGCCGTCAGCCGACCGAAGGCGGCTGCACAGCGCGTTCACTCGGTCGCGCTCGGGCGGGTTGCGCCTGTGATGGCAGACCTGCACGCGATGGCCGAAGGCGTCGGCGAGCATCGAGCGGATGATCTGCCAGTCGGTGCCCTCGGCACCTTGCGACGTGTGCCGCGAGCCGCCCGTCGCGTCGCCGTAGCACAGGATGTCGCCTTGGTGGCCGCTCCAGTCGGCGATGAGGCGACGTACCACGTGCTCGGTGCGGCTGTCGTGGGGGATCCACACCTCGCCGATGCACGCTGTGACGTACTGCGCCACTTCTGGCCGATTGCCTTGGTAGCCGAGCTGCTGCGCCACGACCGCGATCCCCGGCTCGACGTTGAAGTCGAAGCAGAAGAGCAGCGGTGCTTGCGCGTTGTAAGCCACCGAAGCGTCGGTGTGCACCTCGCGGTCGAACGTGTGGTACGCACGGCCCTGCAAAGACACGCGCTGCGCAAGGAACTCCTGCGCAAAGATGCGGGCGTCCATTGTCTCGCGTGCGCTCTCGACGGCCTCGCTGGTCATCAAGCCCTCGCTCGTCCACGTGAAGTACGCCCAGTCTGGCTTGCCGCTCTTCGCCAACTTGACGAGCTTCTCGAACTCCGCACCGGGGCGCGGCACGCCATAGAACCACGCGCCGCCCGGACGCTCAGGCGTTTCGAGCGCTGGTCTGATGTTGCGGTCGTAGATCCCCGGCTTCCACTCTTGCATTTCGTCCGCCGCCAGCCAGTCGATGGGCTTGCCTTCGATGCGCTGCGGCTTGTCCATGCCCGCGCACTGGATGACCGCGCCGTTGACGAGGTGGATCGCAAGCTCCGTCTCGGCGATGCGTTGCACGGCCCAGTTGGGGACAAGTCGTTTGAGGTCGCCCCAATAGATCGACTTGACCTGCTCGCGCGTCGGCGCAGCGAAGATGTAGAGCCCGTCGGCGAACGCGCTGCGCTCATGGTGCGTGAGCGCCAGCTGGATGCCCTTGCGCTTCGCTAGCTCGCTCTTGCCCGAGCGCCGTCCGGCCTCGACAACGACGAAGCGAGCGCCCGACATGAAGGCCGCAGCCTGTTTCGGGTGATAGCGCAGCGGCTTCCAGCGTTGCGGAAGCAGGTACTGTTCGCGCGTCACTTGCCGCGTCGGCGGTCGATCTCGCGCCAAAGCTCGATCAGCGTGCGCAGGATCAGGAACAGCGTCCCGATGTCCAGCGCTTGCGTCTCGTCGGCCTTTTGCTCGAGCTGCGCGATCTCTGCACGCAGCTGCTCCTCGGACATCAGCGACAGGTCTTTCATGGAGTGTTCAGCCTTGAGTTGATGACCGCGAACATCTGGTGCACGGTTCGCATCGTGGCCGTCGTGACGGCTGGGTCTTGCGAGTTGCCTGAGGAGAGAGAGACCAGCAAGCGGTCGATCTCCTCGAACAGTTCCGCGTCGGTCCACGTGGTGAAGTCCTCGCTCACTTGGGCTCCTTCGGGATGGTGTCGTTGACGAACTGCGCAGCAGCGCGCAGCCGGTTCACCATGTCGCGGGCCTCGCTGCTGTTGAGCGGCTGCTCACGCTTCGCCCAGCGCTCAGGCCAGCGGCGCTCGAGCATCCAAGCGCACGCGGTCCACTGATCGTCCATGTGGCGGTAGATCTTCCCGAGGAACGTGGATTCAGCGTAGGCCTCGGCTTCTTTTATGGCCGCTGCAAACTCAGGGTGACGCTTCTTGTGCGCACGCACCGTCTGCTTGCTTATGCCATGCATCTCGGCGGCGCGGTCTGGATACATCCCAAGCCGCACAGCCGTGAGGATGCGCTCGATGTTCTCGTCCGTCATTTCACTTCGCGGCCTTGCCATGCTGCTTTGCTGCTCTCCTTGCCGCATCGCGGCCTTCGTTCAGGATCTGCACCCTGAGCCTATCACCTTCGCGGCGGTACTCGATCCACGTCTGCGCAGTCCACTTGCGCAGCTGCGCCGAGGACACGTCCAGCTCGGTGCTTTCGACGTGCTGCCAGTCGGTATCGATGCGTTCGAGCCAGAAGAACTCGCGCCGCCGCTTGTGCTGGCTGTCGAGCACTTCGAGCAGGAACGCGAGCTTGAGCGCGTCGCTGTGTTCAGTCATAGTTGCTGCACGCGAATCTGGACGCCTTCGGCACCAAGGGCGTAGTGCTTCTCGGCAACGATGGAAACGATGCGCCGGTCATCGGTCCAGATCACGCCGGTGAGGGCGTCTCCGATTGCTCGCACCAACTTGTCGAGGTCACCGACGTGCGTGTGCGGGTGCTTTGGCGCGTTGGCCTTGAGCCCTCCTTTTCCATAGTGCGCAAGCGGACGCCGCACGCGGAAGTCGAGGTCGAGTCGCACGGGACCGTCAATGAGCTCGCTGCCCCAGCCATTTGCCATCGCGGTCGCGGCCACGTTGAAGCGCCAGCTTTTGAGTCGCTTGTTGGTCGAGGTCAAGATCGCTCGGTTGTTCACGACGAAGCCGCGCATTGAGCCCTGCGTTTCGGGCTTGCCGACGACGAAGAACTTGTGGTTGCGGATCATTGGTTTTCCATGATCCGTTCGCCGATCCAGCGCATGACGGGCACCGCCATGCTGTTGCCGAGGGCCTTGTAGCGTGGCCCGTCTGCGGCGGGCTTGCTCCGGTAGGTGATCGCGGTGTAATCGTCTGGGAAGCCTTGGAGCCGCTCGCACTCGCGGGGCGTTAGTCGGCGCACCTGCATGGCTTGGTGCAGATAGGTCTGCTGATTCATGCCCGGCTCTGCTGCCAACGCACCAGCCACGTCAATGGTGCGAACTTCATTGCGCTGGTTTTGAGCAAACGCCACAACATTCTGCCCACGATCAGCGCATGGGCTGCTGTCGTGTCGTGCGGTTAGGCTTTCGGCGATATCTCCGAACTGAGATGTGAAACAGCGAACGCCTAAAGGGCGTGAGACAACTTGCACATTTCTTAGTCGGAACGTGTTGCCCTCATGCGTGTAGGTGCGGGATTTGTTCGCAGTAATTGGGTCTGAAACGTCTTGGATGTAGGAATATGGAATAGGCGCCGGCTGCGCGACCCGTGCTGCCTCGTAGTGGTGCGAGCGCAAAGTGCCGATCAGTTCCTCGGAGCCGTTCTGGTCGCCGTCGATGCCATACGCCATCGGATGCGCGACCGCTTCGCTGCAAGAGGTCTGCCCCTCAAATGGAATCAAGTGTCCGCTTTGTGCGTTCTGCGCCCGCTGCGCTCCGATGCGGCAATCTAGCGCACCTACGACTGGCAAGGTTTCGGTTTCAAAGTCGAAGCGTTTTCCAACGCCAGCCGTAAGGCATTTGGCAGTTTCTTCCCCCGCCTTTCTGCTCGGCGGAGTATCCCTTCGCACGCTTTCGCGCTCAAAAAGAACCGCTGCGGCACGCTGCCAGTCTCCAAGATGTCCGACAACAAACACACGACGGCGTCTTTGGGCCACTCCGAACCATTGAGCGTCAAGGATTCTGTAGGCCCACCCATACCCCAGTTCCCCCAACGCCCCGAGGAAGGCTCCAAAATCCCGTCCTCCGTTCGATGACAAGACACCTGGGACGTTTTCCCAGACAATCCATCGAGGCCGACGACGTTGAGCGATCTCAAGGAATCGCAGCATGAGTCCGCCTCGCGGGTCTTTGAGTCCGCCTCGGAGGCCGGCGACGCTAAAGGACTGGCAGGGGGTTCCTCCGACCAGAAGGTCGATTGACGGAAGCGACCATTGCTCATGGTTGTTCATGTCTCCAAGGTTCGGGACATCGGGATAGTGGTGCCGAAGCACGGCTGACGGAAAGGCATCAACCTCGGCAAAGCCAACAGGCTCAAAGCCGAGGTCATGCCATGCGACTGTCGCGGCTTCGATGCCAGAACAGACGGACAAGTAGGAGATGCTTTTCATTCCCACTTCAGCCTGTCCGCGGGATGCGTGATTGCCCAGAGCTCGCCGTCCACTTGGTAGATCCAGTTGTGCGCTTTCCAGCTGCGCCAGATCGAGCGCACGACCTCGCCTGAGACGAGGGAGATGTAGTCGCTGCGATTCGCGTTGAGCGTTGCGCGAAACATCTTGCGACGCCCGAGATGCTGCTTGAACAGCTCGCGCGCGTATTCGAGCCGCGCTGACTGGTGAGGTCGGTCGTACATCACTCGCCCTCCTGCGCAGGTCCAAGCCGCTTACGATGTTCGAGGAAGTCGGCCCAGTCCGGCGGCTCAATGTGCGCCGAGCCGCTGCCATTGATGCGCTTCGTCGGCCCGTTCATGATCCGATGCGCGATCCGCTTCTTGCACGCGATGCACTCGCCGCAGCGGCACAGCGACGGGCAGCGCTTGCGAAGCTCCGCGGGAGTCGGGGGCCAGTCCTGCGTGCGACACCATTCGATGGTCGCGGCTTGCAGCTCGGCGGGCGGCAGGTCTTGCAGAAGCACGATCCACACACCGAGCGTCTGCTCGTTCGTGGGGAACTTCGGGCCGTAGGTGACGGACAGGAGAGCGATGCAGTCGGCGATGATTTGGTGAGTGCTCATGAGAGGCGTTCCGTGAGGAGGCCGAGTTGCCGTGCGGAGTTTCTGATCACGTCGAGGTTGCGCTGCGAGGCGTTGCGCGGTTCAGCTGCTTGCTGGCGACGTTGCAAGGC